TAATACCTTGACTACCAGTGAATCCAACTCCCTGACTACCAGTGAATCCTTGACTTCCGTCATATCCATTAATACCTTGACTACCAGTGAATCCAACTCCCTGACTACCAGTGAATCCTTGACTTCCCACAAATCCAACACTGCCAGTAAATCCCTGACTACCGGTATAGCCAATATCCCCCTGCGGCCCAACAATGCTGCCAACTGCATTCCATGTTGAACCAGTCCAAACATTAAGATATCCATTGTCTGTTGTAATGTATCCGTCGCCTATATTGCCTGAATAAGGATCAGGTAACGCAGTGTAAGTAGAAGTAGACCCAACGATAGCCACAGAAGTTCCGTCATTTCCTTGACTACCAGTATATCCTTGACTACCAGTATATCCAATAACAGTGCTTGCCGAACCAGTGAATCCGACTCCTTGTGATCCAGTATAGCCAATATCTCCTTGACTACCTGTATAACCTTGACTGCCAGTAAATCCTTGACTTCCGGTATAGCCAATATCTCCTTGACTACCCACAAATCCAACACTGCCAGTAAATCCTTGACTCCCGGTATAGCCAATATCTCCTTGACTACCCACAAATCCAACACTGCCAGTAAATCCTTGACTTCCGGTATAGCCAATATCTCCTTGACTACCTGTATAACCTTGACTACCAGTAAATCCTTGACTTCCGGTATAGCCAATATCTCCTTGACTACCTGTATAACCTTGACTACCAGTGAACCCCTGACTACCAGTAAATCCCTGACTACCAGTAAATCCCTGACTACCAGTATAGCCAATATCTCCCTGACTGCCAGTATAACCATCAGCGCCATCTGAGCCATTAGTACCGTCTGTACCCGGGTCTCCTTGGCTACCTGTATATCCCGTATCGCCTTGACTACCAGTATACCCTTGTGATCCGTCATAGCCTCTAGATCCAGTATATCCGTAGCCTACACTGATTCCATTTCTGAATATCTCTCCGGCAATTTGTAGATCCTTACCAATGCCCGCGCCACCGGCAACTACTAACGCACCAGTTTCTGTTGATACGGAGTTAGTATCATTGTCCACTGTGAATACATCATCAGTGACAATAGATGTTGTAGTAATTGTAGTCAGCTGTATTGTTAACTTTTCAGCAACAATCTCACCACCTACATATAGGTTTCCGCCGATGCCCACTCCGCCTGCTACTACTAATGAGCCCGTAACAGTTGATGTTGACTGTGTTGCAGTTGTCAACACTATGCTGGCAGCAGTTATAGTAGAATTGGCATTTATTCCACTAGTGAATAACGTTCCATTCTGATATAGGTCACCGCCAAAGTATATATTGCCACCGACTCCTAGGCCGCCAGAAATAACCAATGCACCCGTTGTAGTGCTAGTAGATTCTGTGTCATTGACTATTGATAGGATACCGCTTACAGTTCCTGTAGTTATTGTAACAAAATCTAAAGTTAGATTAGTTAATGTTTGTGACCAATATCTTAAACCATCGATACTACCTAATAATACAGAATTGTCATCGTTGGGTAGACCCAAGTCAGGTTCCGCTTGACTTACATCTAAATATTCGTAGCGATCAACGGAGAGTTGCCCTCCGCTTAACTTTTTTATCTTACCGCTGAAGAGTCTGCTCTTACTCATTGCTTGTTTCTAGAATACTTAGAATTAAATTTACACTGTTATTGGCACCGGCGCTGGCAGTAACAGATGAACCTGTTTCGATTACCAATTTACCTGTAGTTACTTCAGCCGCATCATTAACAGGGATTTCAAAATCTTTTAACATGACAAAATTTGTATCATTTTTAATCAAGGTAAATCTAACAGTAACTGGGTCATTACCTATGTTGTTTGCCTGAGCGCCTAGTACGATGGTAGTAATATCAGCCGGCGTTTCATATATTGTCTGCGTCGATGTTGTTAACTCGAATGCCATAGTTTTAAACGAATTTAAGGGTAGCGTTGCCATTTTTTAGGATCCTATTGCCAGTATATATGGCGTCATTACTGCGAACAGACTCTTGGTAAATGTTCTACCAGATATTGTTCCTATGCTGTTATTTATAACCAGGTCATTACCAATACGGAAATCTCCCTGCTGGTCTGTACCGGTATAGTAGACTTTCCCCCCATCTAATGCCACTGCTTGATTATCACTGTTGGGTTCACCGCCTAGATAGGGCAAGGCCGAATTGATGTTTATACCTGCACCAATCCATTCAAAGTTGTGTGCCGAACTCTGTATTTGACTGTATTGATGGAATGATACCACAGTGTTGTCCGCAACAGCCGGACTAACTGACGACTGTAAGGTAACTGTGCTCGAGTAAGCGTTTTCTAATATGTTAGATACGATTGCTACTAATGCCTGTGCTCTTGCTGATTCAGTAGATGTTCCTGCTGTGGTACTAGTATTCTGCACTACACTAGACTGCAATGGAGTAACGGCTGTTGCTAATATACAATCATCTACAATTGTACTGATAAAATCATATGCTGCAATAGTAGCAGGTTTTTCTTCTAATGGTATTCTAAACACTGCTCCGTCGTAGTAGGAATCGGCAGCATCGGCAGTCTGACTATTGCCCCCGTATAATACATCGTAACTTACTGCATCTATAATATATCCTACATCTCTCTTGCAGGTGCCTGTATTGTAGACAAGAGAAGGATATTCATCAGCAATATAGGCTATAGTTTCTTCTGCAATGAATGCTCTATTAGACTGAAGTAAAGTAACTGCATTAACAGTAGAAGTACTTGCACCTGTTGGTGTATTATAAGCCAGTGCAGGCGCTGCCGATTCGCCATTCTCTAATATGTTTAATAATATATCAAACAGATTAGATGTGCGTGTATAGGCAGTAGTTGCCGGAGTTAATAAAGCCAGTGTCTTGGTTTTTAAGAAACTGATAGCACTTAATGTTTCAGTTAATTGATCTTCTACGACTACTAAACTTGCTGCTCTATAATAACTCGTGCCTGCTTTCACAGTTTGATAGTTAGTGTTTAACACCATGTCGTATGCCACAGCATTTAAAATGTCACCTACGTCTCTACTGCACTTGAATTGATTAAAATCAAATCCTGGAAATGTTTCAAGAACATGATTAATAGTCATCACCTGTAATTTTGGCTTTTCGTTGAGTATAACTTGTCTAGAATTTCTTAAACCTGCATCTTCTGCTGTTAATATAGGATAGACAATGTCTGTGTTGCCCGTTTTAAATGCAGTTGCACTGACAATGGTATAGTATGTACTAGTACCGAAACTGATAGCATCTCCCACGGATGGTTTAATACTTAAATTATCAATAGTAATTGTTCTACCACTAGATGTGCTGACTACCTTGCCTGTGTATTTTGCGGGACTTACTCCTACTGCTTTTAATGCATAGTTACCGAAACTGCTGTTACTGTTGGTAATAGAACAGAATCCGCCTGTTTCACACAAAAATCCCACATCGCAGCAAATGGTAAACACTGACACTAAAGATGCATATCCACTGTTTAACATATGTATGCCGATGCCGCCCTGGTTATACTGCGTGAACGCATCAACCATCATACTCTTTGTACCCAGTGCATGATCCCCGTCAACACGCATACCAGTACCGCTGCTGGTCATACTGGTGCAGTTTTGCACATATGGACTAGTAGATATAACACCTGCACTACCGTCCGGATCAAATGCCACTGCTGCGGAGGGGCTTACATGATCCTTAAATGTCATGTGTGCTAGGTAAGATCCATTGTTTACGTAGAATAAGTCGTTAGTGGGAGTTTGTGGACGAACTGTAACAGATCTTAAATTATCACCAATTACAGATACAAAATCTGGTACTGTGATAGGATTTGCTTCAGTGTAGTCCCCGCTCTTGACAAAAACTGTAGTACCGCGAGTAGCAATAGCTAACGCTGCTTTGATAGTTCTTTTGCTTAAATTTAGTGCAGTTCCAGAATTTGCATCGTTGCCGCTTTCACTAACATACAGAACATTATCGACTGCAATGTTGCCCACGCTACCTGCATAACCTACACTACCTGTATAGCCGCGAATCCCGCCGTAGTCTAAATCTAGCCAGTTGTCCTGGCCGTTACCTATTTTAAACAGATCAGTATCTGTTTCTATACCCATTTCGGCTACAGCTAGGGCAGGGTTAACGCTAGCCCATTCCGCTGCTGTCCCCCTTTTAAATTGAATCTGTATTGCCATTTTTATATATTCCAGTTGACAGGATATTTATTCTAAACAATGTAGCCTGCATCTAAGGCAGTAATGCCCACATGATTTGAGTCCGGAGTCCCGCCATCGTAATTACCGGATGCGCCGCTGCCACCCGATATAGTAACTACGACGGCTCCTGTGCCACTTGACACAGCAGACACTCCGTCCCCTAAGAATGTGATACTTGTAACGGTGTTAGTTATAGTAGTTGTTTGATCGACAATTTTAATAGAAGATCCTGATCCGGCGCTACCAGTGTAACCAACAGCAGCATATTCACCCGGGATACCTTGGCTACCAGTGTATCCTAGATCGCCCTTACTTCCGGTAAATCCAGTTTCACCTTGACTACCGGTAAATCCAGATCCTTGACTGCCGGTGTATCCAATACTGCCAATAAATCCAACTGATCCCACAAATCCAGTTTCACCTTGACTACCTGTGAATCCGGTTCCTTGACTGCCGGTGTATCCAACTGATCCCACAAATCCAGTTTCACCTTGACTACCTGTAAATCCAGCTCCTTGGCTACCAGTAAATCCAATACTGCCAGTGTATCCAACTGATCCCACAAATCCAGATTCGCCTCGACTACCTGTAAATCCAACTCCTTGACTACCTGTGTAACCTAAATCGCCGGCAATACCCTGACTACCAGTGAAACCTGTAATGCCTTGACTACCTGTAAATCCAATACTGCCTGTATAACCTTTACTACCCGTAAAGCCCTTGCCGCCGGCAACAGGTGTAAACACAACAATTAAATTAAACGTTGCTGATGCTGTTTGTGGAACTGTGTCTTGCACTGTCACAGTAAAAGCAGCAGAATTCGTCAGTACAGTAGGAATACCAGTGATAAATCCTGTAGCAGTGTTGAAACTTAGACCTGCAGGAAGATTAGGACTGATAGAATAAGTAACTGCACCAAAGCCCCCGGACACGATCACTGGCTGAAATTCTGTTTCAGCGTTTAATTCTAAAGCAACATCGCTGTTTTGCGGTGCAGCAACTAACGACGGAGGAACAGCATCATTTACTACTAAGTTAAAGTTAGCCGACGCAGTTATGCCCACACTGTCCAATGCAGTTACTGTATAAGTTGCTGAGGATTCAGTAGTAGGGGTTCCTGTAATTTGTCCGCTGGCGGTGTTAAATGTCAATCCGATAGGAAGCGAAGGACTAATGCTATATGTTTTAGATCCAGTGCCGCCTGTAGCAGTGACAGGGCTGACTGCTGTAATTTGAACATACTCTGTCAATACAATAGTTGGATTATTAACTACGGCAACTAACGGTTGTGCGATTACAGATAGACTAAAAGTGTTACTGCTGGTTTGCGATAAACTATCAGTTACTGTAACAGTAAAATTAGTAGAAGTTAATAGTGCAACAGGTGTTCCTGTTATTCTTCCTGTGCTGCTGGCAAATTGTAAACCAGTTGGCAAACTCGGGCTGATAGAAAATACTAGTGTACCATCGCCGCCTGTGGCAGTAACTGGAATAACGGGTGTGATCGTTTGACTTATAACTAGCTCAACTGACGCAGTACTCAACACAGTGTTAACTGGCGGAGGATCTATTACAGTTAACAAGAATGTGGAAGAATTTGAAGACCCTACACTGTCAGACACAATAACAGTAAAAGATGTAGCTGTCAACAAAGAATTAGGTTTACCGCCAACGAGTCCAGTGTTGACATTTAATGTCATTGTTGCAGGTAATGAAGGGCTTATGCTGTAAACCAAAGGAGCAATACCTCCAGCGCCGTTCACTGGTTTAAATGCTGTTGTTTCTTTTGTTCTTGTTGCAGTAGTTGAAGCAATCACCGTTGTTGCAGTAACAGGTGGATTGTTCAACGTTAAATTAAATTGTTTACTACTGACTTGTGCAATAGAATCATTTGCCGTAATAGTATAAGTTTGGTTAACTAATACTGTGGCAACACCGCTGATTCTACCGTTGCCACTGTTAAAACTTAATCCTGCGGGCAAACTTGGGCTAATAGCAAAACTTATTGAACCAAAGCCGCCGGATGCGCTTACCGGGACTATGCTGATTGTGTCGGTTACTCTGTTAAATGTAGCAGACGATATAACCAAAGTGGTAGTTAATGGTGGCGGCTCATTTACTGTTATTTTAAATGTGTTGCTGGCTGTTTGACTTAAACTGTCTGTAACAGTAACTGTATAAGTTGTTTCTGTTGATACAACTGTAGGGGTTCCAGTGATCTGTCCAGTTGAAGTGCTAAATGCTAGCCCTGCAGACAAATTTGGTGCTACGCCGTAAGAATAAATTAAAGACCCGCCTGTAGCAGTCACTGGTGTAAATGCTGAAATTGGTACAGTTCTAATCAGTGTCGAACCTGCAACAGATTGTTGTGCTTGTAATGGAGGCGTTTCAACTGTTAAACTAAAACTCTCGCTAGCAGACTGTGTAGCCTGATCTGAGACTGTTACAGTATGATTGGTAGCAGTACGGAAAATAGTAGCGGTGCCTGATACCTGTCCAGTTGCTGCGTTAAAATTTAAACCTGTAGGGAGTGCTGGATTAATTGCAAATGTCAGTGTACCAAATCCGCCAGTTGCAGTTATTGGAATAAAAGGAGTGTCTGCTAGATTTTGAACCAGTGTCTTAGTACCAATACTGGAAATTATCAATATAGGTGCAGGGTCTACTTTAAGACTAAATGTTTTGCTGCTAGTCTGTGGGGTACTATTACTGTCAGTTACTGTAACAGTGTTGTTGGTGTTAGCACTTACAACTGTAGAAGATCCTGTTATTTGTCCAGTCGCAGTATTAAATGACAATCCTGAGGGCAAGCTAGGACTAATTGCAAATGTCAGTGTACCTTCGCCACCACTTGCAGTTACCGGTGTAAAGGGAGCACTAACTTGCGAATTCTGAATCAATGTTCTAGAAGAAATCGCCAGTGTCGTTGATAATACAGGTGGGCCAACTAGAATAGTAAACTGTTTTGATGTAGTTTGTGTTGCTTGATCCGTTATGGTAACTGTATACTGCGTCTGAGTAGAAGTAACAGTAGGACGACCAGATATTTGACCAGTTGTAGTACTGAATGTTAATCCAGCAGGTAGTGCCGGACTAATTGCATAAGATAAAGTTAAATACCCACCGCTAGCAGATACTGGAGTAAATGCCGTAATGGTAGTATTTTTAATGAATGTACTAGTTGCAACTAGTAGTGTTGAATTAAGAGCAGGTAATGCTTCAACTGTTAAACTAAAAGTTTTGCTGCTAACTTGTGAAGGACTACTAGAGTCAGTAACTGATACAGTGTAAGTCGAAGCTGCAATGGCTTCAGTGGCCGTGCCCGATACTACCCCAGTTGATGTGTTAAAACTTAACCCAGCAGGCAATGCTGGACTAATTGAAAATGCTAAAGGCGTTATACCACCGCTAGCAGTTACTGGAGTAAATGCTGTGAACGCAATAGTTCTAATTAGAGTTCTACTAGAAACATTTTGTACAGTAATTAGCGCCGGAGGAAGTATTTCTAAACTAAAAGTCTTACTGCTAGTAGCACCAGAACTGTCGCTAACAGTAATAACAAAATTATTCTGTGCAAAAGATACAGATGGTGTTCCTGAAATAAATCCTGTTGCAGTATTAAATGTTAGTCCTGCAGGTAATGCAGGATTGATAGAATATGTTAAAGTTCCAATTCCGCCTGTACCATTAACTGGTTTAAATGCGGTAATAGATAAATTTTGTGTAAGTGTTCTACTTGCCGTGTCTAGTGTAGAACCCAATTGGGTTGCTCCTGCGGCAACAGCTAATGTAAATGTTGCACTGCCTGTTTGACCGCTAGCATCTGTAAAAGTCATTACATATGAAGTAGATGGCGATGCTACTGTAGGAGTTCCGGCGATAACAATATCAAGATAGTTGTACCAGTAATTAACTGTGTCCGCTGCTGTTATCGATTTAACAGTAGCATCAGTGATACTAACAGTTGCACCTGTATTCCACGCAACCTGTCCTATCGGTGATGTTCCTCCGCTTAGACTAGGATTAGCATTATATCTAAGCGTGATTGTGGATACTGTAACAGCAGTACATTCCCATATTCCGTTGTAGCTGGTTTTAGTTTGTCCTCTTACTGCGTAAAAACTTCCAGCAACAGGAGTTTGTCCGTTAGAAGTATATTGATATGTTACAGACCACGAAGTTCCAGATCCTGATATAGTAGGAGCAGTGCCAGAGACATTTAGATCAACTCTAGTTTTTTTAATAGCAAGTCCAGCAGGCAGTGCAGGATTGATACTAACATTTAAAATTTCAGTTGGTATCGCACTTCCGCCGTACACACTTACCGGATTAAAGGTGGCCAGTGTGCCTTGTGTAAAATTCAATGTAGGAACTAAGGTCGTTGCTACAATATTAGGCGGAGTAGGAGGTGAAGCTAGACCGGGAAATCTAGAACCTGTTACGCCCAGGTAAGGTTTTGTTAAATCGTAGTTGCCCAGTGTAATCTTACCAGCAGACAACCCAGTACCTAATACGCCCGTTCTGGCAGCGCCGTTTTGGTTGATATAAGCGTCTTGAGCACCGAAGTAATTGTCACCTGCTACAGTAGCGGGTGCAGGTTGAGCTGTTGGATAGGGAAAGTAATAAATGGTCACAGTATTATATTTACCCTATTTTATTATGCTCTCACTGTCAAGTCTAATATGTCAAAATATCCTAATCCAGTATCGTAACAAATGAATATAGCAGCATTGACATCATCATAGTAATAGTCACCGGGTTTAAGATCGCTTAGGCTTAATCCGTTTGCAGCATCTGCATTGGTATACATTCTAGGTGCAGCTGACAGTTGTCCCGAGCCATCTGGAAATACTAGGGTGTAACCCGATTGTATAGTAATAGAACCGATACCGTCTGAAACAAGACCTTCTACGGCACTACCTGTATAGCCAATGTCCCCTTGACTACCTGTATAACCATCACGTCCTATTACACCGTCAACACCTGCACTACCTGTGAATCCAATACTACCTGTATAACCTAGATCACCGGCGCTGCCTACATCACCTTTTTCTCCTTGCGAACCTACATAACCTACGTTGCCTCTCGAACCTACATAGCCCACATCGCCTTGTGAACCTACATAGCCCACATCGCCTTTTTCTCCCTGCGAACCTACATAACCTACGTTGCCTCTCGAACCTACATAGCCCACATCGCCTTGTGAACCAGTATATCCATCTATGCCTTGGCTACCAGTAAAACCAATACTTCCAGTATACCCTAACTCTCCCTGCGGTCCTACAATATTTCCAACATCTAACCAATCATCACCGACCCAAATGTTTAAGTGGCCATTATCAGATGTAATGTATCCATCACCGATATTTCCTAGATAGGACCCGGGGAGAGTTGCGTAGGTAGAAGTACTACCTAAAATCTGTACACTAGTACCGTCAGTACCTCGACTACCCACATAGCCCACATTTCCCTGACTACCTGTAAATCCTAATTCTCCTTGTGAACCCGAGTATCCAATGCTTCCAGTAAAACCTAGATCACCTTGACTACCTGTAAATCCTAATTCACCTTGTGATCCGGTAAAACCTTGTGATCCAGTATATCCACGACTTCCAGTAAATCCTATATCGCCTTGACTACCAGTAAATCCAGTATCACCAACTGATCCATCAACACCGGCACTTCCAGTAAATCCTATATCGCCTTGACTACCAGTAAATCCAGTATCACCAACTGATCCATCAACACCGGCACTTCCAGTAAATCCAGTATTGCCTTGACTACCAGTAAATCCAGTATCACCAACTGATCCATCAACACCGGCACTTCCAGTAAATCCAGTATTGCCTTGACTACCAGTAAATCCAGTATCACCAACTGATCCAGTATAACCTACATTCCCTTGACTACCTGTAAAACCTTGACTGCCTGTGTAGCCCGTATATCCGAGATTTCCCTGAGATCCAGTGTACCCGGTATCTCCACGCGAGCCTGTATAGCCAATATTACCCTGCGAACCTGTATAGCCTGTAGGGCCTTGTATTTTTCCTACATCAACCCAAACTGTCCCGTCCCATACCCATAAATTTCCAGTGGCTTCTTCAATAAATCCATCACCGGAATCGCCTGCGTAACTAGTTTCCAATTGAGTACTATTAGATACGCTGCCTGTAATAGTAACGCCACTACCCGAACCATTAAATTGCAGTAATCTGCCGCCAGGGGTAACGCCGTCACCTATGCGTAGGTCCCCTAATGTCTCATCATACCAAATTGTGCCCTTGTCCCCTACCCAGTCGTAAGAATTGACAGTTATTATTCTACCGGCTTGTATTTTATAGATTGGCATAACGATATTTATCGTATGCTGTTATCTTGACATTAATGCTTTTAGTTGTTGAATAATGTCGTTCTGCTCAGGGGGCTCTTCGCCCACTGTTTCCTGACCTGTTAGTTTGTCTATAACAGGGCTGTCTTTGCCTGCTGCGGCTTTAGCAAGTTCTAGTTCTTGCTGCTGTGGGCTGATCATCACAGGATTTTGCTGCAATTCTGTATCGGCTTCCTCGGGTGGGTTTTGACCAGCAGCATTAACCACAGGATCTTCATCACCATTAATTGTAATGGTAATAGGTACATTAATGGTGAATTCTTTTGCTCTCATGATGTATTTAGTTGCCGGTTACTTAATCCGGCGCCGAATTTTTTATGGCTCAGCAGTGTAATTACGCCGGCAATTTACGTTTGCTAGACGGACGCCTGCCCGGTGGGCTAACCGTTACGACAACGGACCTAAGGTGGTTTAGTTACACCAACTTTGTTTAGCATCGCCGTAATATTCGCGTGCTAGACCGTTGGCAATTAATCCTTGACGAATGCTCTGTCCATTGACTAAGATGTCTCCTAGAATGCGACCGCCAAACTTGTCCCAACCGTAGATGATAACTTGATGTTTAGGGTGGGATTGAATCGCATGTGTGGTAAATTTGCTGGCCACTAATGCTCTCTCGTTTTCTTGCGGGCACTGTGCTCTGTGTCCTTTTTCCGGAGTATCAACACCAAATATACGAACTGCTAGTTCTGGCTTTAGTGGAGCAGGAAGGAATGGTGCTGCAATCACAATAGTGTCACCGTCGCTTACACGTATAATCTGTGCGTCATAAGTTGCACCTTTAGGTGTCTTTTGTGCTAGAGCAGGAACTGCCGCCACTGCTAATAATAGGGTTAATAATAGTTTTTTCATAATGTATTTAAGTAATTTCTTGCCAGCCAATTTGTGCCAGCACGTCTGCGTTGTTTGATGTTGCTGCCATAGTTAGTGTCACAATATCGCTGACTCCTGCCAATGTTCTGCCTAACTGAAACGCAAACGCATCTGCTCCTAGTTCCGATAGTTCTCTACTGCTGACATAACCAGTTTGTAGTTCTATACCGCCCGAAACTCCTGTGGCGGCCGTGTCATATTCAACAGTTCCTGAAGTACTGGTTCCTGCCCAAGTAGCACCAGTTAGGGTAGGGTTTAGCACCAATCTCCAACGATAGTAATTCACTGTGGGACTCAGCACATCCACTTGTCTGGGCAACACAATAGCATCTAATCTTGTGCTGGCCAATCTAATGCTGACCAACGGATAGTATGTTCCGGCATTGACCAATCTCAACACACTGGTGCCACGTCCTGCTGATTCGCTGTAGGTAAATGCGTTGTAGCCACCTTCGCTGATTACAGTGGAGCATATCTGTCTCATCATACTGGATGAAGCAGTGGCTCCAGTATTGGTTATTTCATAACGCACTGGCAGTACAGCCGTGGTCATATAAGTGGTGGTATTATTCACAACATTGGCATGATGGAATGTGTGGCAAAGCACATAAGCACCGTTGACAACAAATCCACAGCGAACACTTCCCACGCCCAACCACTCAATGTCTGTCCAAAATATCTGTGTCCTGTCTACATTTAATGCGGCGAATGGATTGTCCCAAGCGTCTTGTCTTATCCTATCTTCAACCAACGCACCTGTACTATAACTTCTTATTACCAAATAGTTATATGCGCCATCATTTTCAAAATAGACTCCGTTGTTGGTGGTAAAATATCCCACACGCTGACGCAGGTTGGCCTTGGGAGTGTTCATGGCAAAAGTGGCCAACACCAGCAGACTCTTGCCTGGCTGATAAGGAAAAACTCTTTTGGTTTCTCGTATGACACTGGATCCATTACTTGTGCTCACTGCCAGTCTAAATGTAGAACTGTCTGTTTCGTAGACCACTGTGCCGCCAGTGCTGGTGCTACTGCTAAAATCATTGTGGTCGTAATATCTTGCTCTACTGTCAAACAGTGTATAAGGCTCACTGACTCGCAGTCTACCAAACGCATCAGTAGATCCTGTGCCCAATGTAAATGTGTTAGTGCCAGTTAGTGTGGCAGTTACCGTACCACTGACGGGTATAGGATTACCTGAATCGTTTTTAATCTCTACTTCCGGAAGGCTTGAGATAGCAACTGTGCCAGTTATAGTCCACGGTATTGTACCTTGGTATACTGTGGAGGTGGTTGGAAAGTTAGTTACAGCAAAACTGGTGTTGCTGATTGTCAGTGTATTGCTTACAAATACAGTTGAAGTAAAATTACTTACTGTGACTGTTCCTGTGATAGCAGGTAGAGAAGAAATATTTACAGTTGATGTAAAATTGCTGACTACAACTTGTCCGTTGGTTCCTATGCTAACTGTCCAGGTGCCTTCTTGACGAACACTAATGCTTTCTAATGCAGCCAGTGTTGATGTACTTAAACTTACAGTGTCAACAATAACATCACCTTCAAGATTGATACCATCAACATGTACACGAGCCACGGGTTGCCCCTGGCTGTTGTACTGCATAGTCTTATGAATATTTAGAAGATTGCTCTCCTGTGGATGTTCATAGGCTGTGCTGTTCTGATAGCGATCAACCGCCATAATTAATCAGCGTCGATAAGTGTAACGTAACCTAAACCCGTTGGACTGATAAACGCAACGTGCGTTCCTGTAGTAACATTAAAATCCATCATAGAGTTTGCAGGAACTACACAGCTGGCAGTCGTTGCAGCAACAGTTCCTGTACCGAATGACATGAACTGGCTAGTACCGTTGGTTACTACAGTAATACGTCTTGCGGTAATTGCTGTATTAACACTGGCTGCACCTGTTTGCAGTGTGGTGAATTTTGGAGTGGCGCTATTGCTAGCATAAAGGGTGTGATATCTACTCATTGTTATTCCTTGGTTTGAAAGTTTGGATACATGCTTACGCTGTCTGATCTAATGTCACTAGGGTTTTTAGGACCGTTTAGTCCGCCTAGCCCTGCGGCTGTGGTCACGCTGTCAATGCCTTGTACATGCACGTCTGGACTGTTGTCATACATGCCAGCAGATTTAACTTCTACAGGTTCTGCTGATAATTGTGCAAACAGTTGTGCAAAGGCACCACCGATCGGATCTTGCTGTGTAGATTGTTGGGCGCACTCAACTTGATCAATAAGATCCAGTACGCCACGAATAATTTCAGTTGCTCTCATAATGTGTATTTACTCGTAAGTTAACACTGATTAGACTATGTTGATAACATTACCCATTACGCCATGGATAGTGCATTGATAATACAGTGTAGATGGTGCATTCATTGGCACAGTAAATGTCTGTGTGCCTGCTTGACTGCCTGAAACGCCGTCAGTATAAGCTGCGCCGCCGTCACTTACTCTAATAGCAAAGGGATGACTGCCACCCGTAGTGTTGATAAAAGTATAGGTAAATCCTCTGTATAGATATAGCACAGGATCATTAGTGTTGCCTGCAACTACACCGGGTCCGCTGAATACGTAATCACTAGTTCCAGTAGATGATACTGACCACGTAATAGAAGCACTAGGGCCAGTTGGCCCTGTATCGCCTTGTGGTCCTTGTGGTCCAGTTACTCCTTGTGGACCAGTTGGACCTACGTTTCCTTGAACGCCTTGTGAACCACTTGGCCCAGTTGGCCCTGATGGTCCAATAAATCCTATGCCGTTTGCTCCACTAGGTCCTGATGGCCCGGTTGGCCCGGTGGGTCCTGTGGCCCCGTCGACTCCTGTGGGTCCCGATGGCCCAGTAGGACCCGAAGGTCCTGCTACTGCGCTTGCCGGTCCTGCTGGTCCAGTGGCGCCTGATGGGCCAGTAGGTCCTGTATCACCAGATGGTCCTTGTGGACCAGTTGGGCCTGCACCTGTAGGTCCTGTATCGCCTGGAATTCCTTGAGCACCTGATGGTCCAGTTGGACCAGTTGGACCTACAGCTCCTTGAACACCCTGTGGGCCAGTTGGACCCACGTCTCCTTGAACGCCTTGTGGACCTTGCGGGCCACCGGATGGGCCAGTTGGACCCACGTCTCCTTGAACGCCTTGTGGACCAGCAGGGCCAGTTGCACCAGTAGGCCCCTGTGGACCTACGTCTCCTTGAACGCCTTGTGGACCTTGCGGGCCACCGGATGGGCCAGTTGGACCCACGTCTCCTTGAACGCCTTGTGGACCAGCAGGGCCAGTTGCACCTACCGATCCTTGACCACCGGCAGGGCCAGTTGGACCCACGTCTCCTTGAACGCCTTGTGGACCAGCAGGACCAGTTGGACCTACAGCTCCTTGACCACCAGCAGGTCCTTGTGGGCCAGTTAGTCCTTGTGATCCGGTACTTGCAACTACAATACCATTTACACTTATATCACCTTCGAGTGTAACTTGCAAAGGAATACCGCCAAAATATACGGTGCTAGTCCCAACATACAAACTACGCCATTGTTTATCAGCACTACCTAAATCAAATCTTATATCATCTGTTGGAATTAAACTGTTTTGCACTTGTAAGTCTGTACCTGTTGCCAGTGACCCTATCTTTGTAAACTTAAATGTTCCTGTTGATGAAAGCTCCGATGAAACTATGCTAGTAGTAGTAGTTCCGGAGTTAGTAAAAAACATAAACTTGGCAGTGGGGAAAGTCCCTGTGTTTTCAACTCGAACGTGTATTCTTGCGGGAGCCATGAATTGTGTTGGAGTTCGAGTTGAAAACACAAGCTCTGCAATATTATCATTTTCTAACAAAGGTGTTGGTGCAGTTGCTGTTCCTCTAGTTCTAACCCATCTAAAATCTAATGCATCTGGTTGATCAAAGTGTTGTGAAAATGACCAACCTGCGGCACCTGGTATAAAAAGTTCTCTAGACCAAGCAACACTTGTACCAGTATTAGAGGTAGCACCACCAATAAAAATTACCTGACTATCGAAATTGTAAGACATTGCTAAACTAGGAGAAATTTCTGTATTATTAGTTGTTCCGTAGAGTGCAAATCTTCCAAATTGACCAGGATTTACTCTTCCTTGTCTAATACCATCTATACTAATTCCGGTTGTTGGATCTACAGATACTTGGTAATTGTCAAAGTACATGGATGTAGATGCTACATGTATCGTTCCACTGTTTAGGTATAGATTGCCTTGTCCAGTTAGTTCTAACTTTTTAACCCAGGTAGTTTCCTGTCCGGTGGTAGGGACTGTATAGGTTTCAAATGAATTGTCAGCAACACCGATACCGAATAATGTCTGTGAATCACCCGGTCCCGTATCCCCTAGAAATAAAACTTGATTTATGTTTGCATCTTCATTTACTAAAACTGTTGATTGCTCGTATGCCGAGGCGAATCCGTATGCTCGATATTCACCTCCGGTAAATGGAGTTGATTCTAAGTGACGTATTCTACTATAATTGTCACTATCATAACCTCCAACAACAATAGCTTGACGAATGGTAAGTGTGTTAACATAGACGGTATTCCATCTACGTAGGTCAGATCCTAAGTTAAATTGGTTACTAGCATTGGGTAATACATTACCGGAAGTTACTAAGTTTCCAAAGCTATTTAGACTAGTAACAAAAGATCCGTTAACCAGAGACGACGTGGTTGAAAATCCGCCCCCGGTACCGGCAGGGCCAGTTGGGCCAGTCTCACCTTGTGGCCCAGCAGGGCCGGTAGGACCGGCAGCTACAGTAAATTGAACAATATTTAATGCATCATTATATACAGCAGTCATGCCACTATGACTACTATGAACTAATAGCGTAGCACCAGCGTCTGCTACTGCTTCTGTAAAATCAGTACCAGTTGTTCCTAGCAGTGTGGCAATTTCTGTAAAATTTTGATTTACTTTGATAAATGCAGATCGTATGCTGTCACCGTCGCCTGAGTTTGCATTAGAACCTGTATTGATAACTTGAATGGTCATTTTTATAATCCTGCTAGTTTTCTAATTGACTCTAACTGATCCGGTTTCTCTAGAATCTTGTCATAATCTTGCATAGTGAGTACACCCTTGTTCTTAATAGCCAAAATGTTAGTGATAACAAAGTGCAGGTCTGCATCCGATTTTACGTCCTCGCGGGCTAGTTCTAAAATTCGAGTAAGTAATGGAATATCCAATGTTACTGTATCAACAGCATCTGCGGACTCCTTTACTGTAATATTTGGTTTGGCAGGGTTTACAATGCCGGAATGTATAAAAGTTGAGTGACTCATATGACTATTTAGTTGCTCTTTATGGTAAATGACTGTATAATAAATACTGGGTCACAACAACCTTTGAAAGTAGTAAATGAGTTCGACATTATTGTTAAATGCAGACGGAGCCCCGATTTCTTGGCTACCGTTGAGCACAATTTCCTGGGAAGAATCTATTAAGTTCATAGTGCTTGAAAAAGCCACTGTGTTAGATGTCTACGATAATTGGGTCGTGCATAGTGCAAACTGGGAAACACAGGTTCCTGCCGTTATGATTCTTCGCGAGTACGAAAAGCGCAAGACTGCAATTCGTTATTCCAAACATAATGTGTTCCTTCGTGATGGCTATACATGCCAGTACTGTGGGGATGATGTAAGCCGTAAAACAGCCACGTTAGACCACGTGCTGCCAGTTAGTCACGGTGGTAAGACTACCTTTGAAAACACTGTCTGCGCCTGCGCGAGCTGTAATGCAAACAAGGGTAACGACAAGAAGATTGTGCCAAAGCACAAGCCAGTTAAGCCCACCTACTATCAATTAGTAGACAAGCGTAGACAGCAAAAGTGGGATATACCACACCCATCGTGGGCCAACTACTTAGGATAAAAGAAAAGCACCGTAAGGTGCTTTTTTTATGACCCAAATTTTATTTTGAACGATATACTATACGACATTTAGTTAAGTCGTATGGGCTCATTTCTACCCTAACTCTATCCCCTAACAGTATTTGAATTCTGTTCTGTCGCATCTTGCCCGAGATGAATCCCAGAACTGCGGAACCTTGTTCCAACCTTACCCGAAACATTGCGTTGGGTAGTACTTCTTCGATCCTGCCCTCAAGGCTGATCATATCTTCTTTAGCCACGATTAAACACTTTCTCCTTTAAGTCCTTTAATGACCATTTCTTTAGCTCTCCTATCTAAATCAGCTACTTCAGCTTTGTGTATATTTACTGCCATTTGAATCATAAAGTCCGTTATGGCAATCTTGCCCCGATCAGTAAAATAACAGTATTCTGGACCTACGGCACTGCGGTGGTAGAATCGATCGTCCCTGGCCAACTCGCAGAAGCCTCCGAACATTAAATTTTTAACAGCTTCTTTATCCATATTATAGTTTCTCACCTGCTTTAAAACCTCGGAATCGAAGAGCCCGTGGAAATCGGAGGCTGTATACGTCTTCACTATCTTGGCTCCGAGTAATTGCATCTGCTCGCACTTCCAAGACTTGACCAATAACCTCATCGTCAACTTCGGCTCTCTGATCATCTGTCCAGCCAGAGCCAACATTAACACGGATGAACTTGCCATCCTCTTCGCCTTCGCAGATAACTGCGCCCATTTTGCCTTCATTTTTACCTGTTCCTGGCTCGATGCCCACAATGGTTAAACTTACTTCGATAAATGGCTTTTGTTTGAGCCACGCCACATGACGCTTACAGACATAAGGTGCATCAATGTCTTTGATCATAATGCCTTCAAACCCTGCATCAATGGCATCTTTGTTATATTGTTTAAATTGCATTTCACCAACTGCTGTGTCTAGATCCACTTCAAGTTGAGGAATAATATCAATGTTCCCAATCTTATCCAGTACAGACTGCATACTGCGTAGGAGATTACTACGACGGCGTTGTCCCAGAATGCTTTTACCTTTTCGGAATTCACTAAGTGGAAGAACATCAAAGGCCATCAGTCGTGCATCGCTGGCATCTGCATCGCTTTTACGATGTACCTGTTTCATTAGTGCTTGGAAGCTAGAGCTAACCACTTCACCGTCAATGACAATACTGCGATCAAACAGTTCGATGTTATCTTCAATGCCTTTGGTAATGTGTCCAAAGTTTTCTAAAATTTTGCCATTGCGGCTGTAGACAGTTGCAGTCTTAGCATCGGCATCAACAATCAACACAGCACGAACACCGTCCAGTTTAGGCTCAAGCAGTTTCTTACCTGCGACTTTGCTTTCGTGGTTGGCGCCGTCGTGAGCCAACATGCACTCGAACAATGGTACAGCGTCTTTCTTAATCTTATTGATAGTCTTTTCACTAACACCGCAACGGAGATCCTTGATTAGGATACGACGATACCAATCATTCCATTGCTTCTGTGTGCTTGCACTCAATGCCAATTCGATTGCATCACGTGCGGCATCGCCTGTTAGTTGTCGAGTGCGTAGAAGTTCGCACAGTTCTTTAAATGCAACCCAAGGCAGACCCTGTCCGCTACCACCTGTGCTGGTAGGTACTTTCTTTACACCAAATGTAATAAATGGACTTAGAGCCAGTTGAAAGCCTTCAAACAACTCTACGTTGTCGATTTCTGCTTCTAGGATTGCTTCTTTGTTTAGTCGGCTGGAGTGTTCTTCCAGACTGCGGATTACTGCATCGCAAGGAGTTGTCATGTGTGTTTCATTAGTGTGTTACGATAAGACAATTATACAACATTTTTGGAACAGTGTCAATGGACATTTTACCAAAATTTAAATGGAGAAGCTACTGCCGCAGCCGCAAGTGGATTGAGCGTTTGGATTTTTTATTGAAAAGCTAGATCCGGAAAGATCTTCTTTGTAATCAATTTCGGCACCTTGTAGATACTGCATACTCATAGCATCTACTACGACTTTAAATTCACCAATTGGAAATTGGAAATCATCTTCGTTAAATTCTTCATCAAAGGTAAATCCGTAACTAAATCCAGAACAGCCGCCACCTTGTACAAAGGTTCTTAAGGCAAGTTTTGGATTATTTTCCTCCATTAGGAGGTCTGTAATCTTTGTCTTAGCATTTGATGTTATGTTGATCATACTACTATTTACACTATAAATATCCAAGCAGGAGAAAAACATGGAACAATACATGGATGACTTTCAAAACTACAAACGATTTACAGCTAAATGCAAATGCGGATGTCCTGCACACTGCAATCATAGTTGTACTGAATGCGAATACTGCCCGGACTGCGAATGTCCAGAGTGCATAGAATTAGATAATAGCAGAGGGTACAATTAATGGCATACTGGTCTAGAGATGATACTAAAGAATGGATCATACAGTTAGAGCATCGTATTGACGACATCGACTACTATTTGAATAAAACTTTAGAATGGTGCGAAGAATACGGTATAGAAAATCAACGTGTGATTTTTATGTGCAGTTTCTTAACCTGTATTTGGGTTAGCCAGGTTCGGGGAGAGACTATAACGTTTACAGAACTAATGGAAATGTTAGGCGTTTCGGAATGGGAAACTAATTTTAATAACGAAGAAAAAATATATGAACTCGACAAGTGTTTCGCCGAGTTAGATCATCACGAGTTGTTAGAAACGGCCGTGCTGAAACTCAATCAGAATGACGAGTGGTAATCATTTACTGTCGTAGTCTTTAACAGGGCCGCCGTGTAATTCACTCTTAGACTTTTTGCCTTTGAGTCTTACACCGCTGCCTGCCTTGCCCTGTGTACCCGTACCGTCAGTATGATTGCTATCATGTTTAAGCATGCCGCGGCTCACGCATTGTGAATAGCGCACATTACTCAATCTAGAACGCCCAATAGAGCATTGGCTAGCAGTAGGTGCGGCTATTTTCTTTTCGGCAAGTAGTTCTGTGATTCGCATAGATTTATTTATTTGAATAGGATCAAACTCATAATTACTGTCTGTGCCGCAAAGCCCAAACAGATAGTAGCAATGTACAAGAAGTTACGTTCAATAAGAGCTTTAAAAAACAGCGTGATCAATGCACTCCAAACAAATACCATTAAATCTACAGGAGGCAGCTTATCGCTCTGCGCCATCAATACTGCTACAAGAGTAGGAATACTAGACAGATGCAGTAGGATAATTGTAACCCAACCTAATGTATGGGCACTTACATGCCCAAGGTGATCTTTAGCAAATTTAACAAGAAATAATACTGCGTCTTTAATTTGATCAATGATAAACATACTTGTCCTTACTTGTAAAAAATGTGATTGCCGATTTTAGTGATACGTTCTCTCTTCCAGCCTGGATTGATATAATCACCGTGGAAGTACATGGCCTCTTTTAGGCTAGGAAGGCGAAATCCTTCTAGTAGAACTTTCTTAGCGACTTCTTCGCTTTCTTTAAAAGAAGCCTTGTTCACTGCCCTAGTTGGAACAGTCCTGTCACAGACCCAACTAAATTGGCATAGGACCTTTTCATAGACAATGTTCTTTTGATAGATTGTCTTGCAGATATCGCTTGGATACTGCCCGCTTTCAGTTCTGTTTATTGTAACTTGTGCAACTGCAACCTTGCCCTCAAACGGCTGATTGCCTGCTTCATAATAGATGTTCTTGGCGAGACAAGCTAATTGTCTTTCGCGAACTTCTGTTGTAATTTGGGAACTATCTGTTACTTGATAATTAGATTGCTTGTTAGCAATGGCCCATTGTAATAGAGATACAGATCCATAAGCAGCTACAATCATCAACAATAATGTGATGATCTTCAACAAAGTCGAAGAAACTTGCACCTGTGTATCTTGATCCCTATCTAGCGTTAACTCAGTCATATAGACCTCCTTTTTCGTTAGTGGTAAAATAATTATACAACAATGACTATTATACAGTCAAAGTTGGTAAAAAGCAACCGGTTTTGGTAAAATCTAGGATTACTTAATGCCAATAAGCATAAATCTTGAGAACTTCCAAGTGGGGTACTCAAAGTCTTTTTGGCCGCGGTACAGTAGGTTACTAACTGGATAAGTCCCGATGAACTCGTCTAAACTACTGCTGTGTATGTGGTGGTCTTCGTGCGGCATATTGTTGCCTTGAAGTACTACAGTGGTTCCTTTTGGGATACTGTTCCACCAATCCAAACTTTCGAAGTGTTCGGTGCTTGTATTTATAACCAAATCTGGGCCGTGCCAGTCCAGATCAAGTAGATTACAGTCCTGGGTTTTAGCTTTAAACTTCCAGTTATCTATAACCCAATTCTCGTTGATCATGTCCGCCACAGCTTCGCATTTTGGATCAACGTCGTAACTGCGTATCTTTCCAATCTGTATATTGCCTCGACTGTTTAATAGGAACGCTGTTACTCCATACCATCCGCCGTAGATCCAAATACTATCGACAGAATCAAAAAGTTTTTCTAATTCTTCGCAGAGCCAAATCTTACTTCCTATTTGACCGCTACTAAATGCATCCTTATTCACTATCATACTTTAATTTCAATATTTTTTTCAAGACTAGGAACCCTAAATATAGCATCTATTTACTGAGAGATCAAATGTTGTTAATATAACAGTATTTTATTTAATAAATACCGCTATGCCTGATAGATCTATACAATTACTAACTGATGTTTTTCCAAATTCAACTACAAATCATGGTAATTTGAACAATCCCGATATAATACTAGTCCAGGCACCTGGATGGGGAGTGCAAACAGCTCCGCTTTCTTTAGCATCACTTTCAGCCTATGTTCGGCAGAAAGGATACAAGATTTTACCATTAGATTTAAATGTTGAATTTTTTGCTATTAGACCTGAGAAATTTTCCATAATGTGGGACATAGATCAATCTCAGTGGTTTTGGGAATCTAAAGACTGCGTTAATGACCTGTTAACCGAATACAAAAAAGAAATTGATGACTTTGTCGAGTTAGTGGTGTCGACTAATACACCATTAGTTGGATTTAGTTTATACAACACTTCAATGCATACTTCGATGCATCTTATCAAACTGCTCAAAGCACGTAAGCCTGAGCTAAAGATTATTGTCGGTGGTCCTCATGCCCACCGATATCTAGCTGGTAATGTTTTGGCAAAAAATCCGTTAATAGATGCAGTCGCCCAGGCTGAGGGAGAAGAAACATTAGTAGACATAATTGAGCGTGTTCGAAAAAATCAATCATTGCTCGATTGCCCTGGATTGTTAGTGTTTAAAGACGGAGCAGTACATGCTACTCCAACAAGGCCAATGATTCCAAAAATCGACACTCTTCCGATACCCCACTACAGTGATTTTTCATTAGCTCCTTACCTATCCCCAACACGATTACCAATGGCGTCTAGTCGAGGGTGTCCTAATAAATGTATATTCTGTAATGAGCAACCTTATTGGGAATCATATCGATTTCGGTCTGCAGAAAGCATGATTGAAGAAGTTAAGTACCAATTAAAATTATATCCTGAAATTGACTTTATTGACTTTCAAGATAGTTTATGTAACGGGAAGATAAGCGCAATTGAAAAGTTTGCCGAATACCTCATTGAAAATAAAATTAAAATACAATGGGCCGGACAGGCAGTTATTAGAAAAGAAATGACCGAAGAACTGATGATAAAATTAAAACAGTCCGGATGTGTGGTCATGGCCTACGGATTAGAAACTCCAAACCCTACACTTATGAGGAGTGTAGGAAAGTTATTATCAAAAGGTGCCGATATTGATAAAATTGCTGAATCTCATGCAAGGACCGGACTTAATGCAGTTTACAATGTCATGTTTGGGTTACCGGGAGAAACTGAAGAAGATTCATTAATGGTCTTAGAGTTTTTAAGACGTAATTCAAAAAATAAATTATATGTAAATCCCAGTGCAGCATTTTGCGGATTTGCTAACGGAACTCCTGGATGGGAGAACGCAGAAAAATTCGGTATTGACAAAACACTCGGCGGAACTTTTTGGAAAAGTGTAGATGGTAATAACACATTCCTAGTTCGATTAAAAAGATTTGAAGATTTTTGTCGATTAGTTTCCGACTTAGGTATAAAAACCACTTATCCGTCGACATATCTTCTCAATAGAAATCAAGTCATTGCCCAATATTATATTGCAATAGGTCAACCAGAAAAAGCAATATACTATTACACAGAATGGGTTAAAGATCATCCCGAAGATCAAATAGCTAAAAAGTTTTTATTCGAATATTCAGGTTTCTTAAAAAGTACCCCAAGTTCAAATGTTTATGCAATTAGCCGGCATTCGGATGAGAATTGGTTAAATGGTGTTGCTAGAAATTGGGGGCCTGCAATATTATTTTCACATGTTCCTTACATTTTAGAAGAATTAACAGTTGGTAAAATTGTACAGTTTTCAGATCTTCAAACAAGAAAAATAATTAGAGTTGAAGATAATTTTGAAAATGATTGTATTGTAATACACCTCGACGGCACTCATTTAGATGGAGATCAAGTTGGTTGGCCAAAACTAATAACTGTTTTAGAGGAGCCTAGCAAAGTTATCCCTATTAAGATAGTTAATTACACAGAAATAGATTTTAAAAAATGAAAAGTTTTTTAAATCAATATAATGTTATATCTGAAGATATACCAGGGTCCTTACAATTTCCCAGTGCATTAGTATGGGACTCGTTATTAGGTTATCAAACCGAAAATAAAGTTGTGCGTAATTTTTTAGAAATAGGTGTATTACATGGAAAGTCTGCAATGCTAAGTGGGCTATATGCACAGGCCAACAACACACAGCAGGTGATTGTAGATCCCGGTGAATGGATGGACACAACTTATTCAAATTTACTATCAAAGATTGAGGGATTAAATCTAAGATTAATAAATGATTATTCTAACAGTTTGGTGCATTTTCATTATTCTATTTTTCAAGAACATTCTCGCGATTATTCATGGTTTCATATTGATGGCGATCATAGTTATGCACAATGCTATAAAGATTTAATTTTAGCTGATCATTTTTTGTCTGACTATGGAGTTGTTATTGTTGATGATTTCTTTTCAACCATGTTTCCTCAGGTTACAGCTAGCACTTTTTCATATTTAGAAAAACATCCATTAAATTTAAAAATGTTTTTAGTTGGTCAATGTAATAAAGCATATCTATGCAGACCGCCAGCATTTGATTTTTATAAAACGTTTTGCATAGATGTATTATCTAAAGATATGAAAGACCGAAAATATCCTGTAACTATAACTAAAACAACTTATCCTCAGGATTTTGATTGTTACGGGTATCAACCCATAGGATGGACTGATGACAGAATGGAGTTTCGTGGTCCGGACTGGGATAGAACTAATTTTATAAAATATACCTAACAGTTAATTTTTCCACCACGGCAAATATTTTTCTGTATTGTGATTTCGATAAGCATCCATCTTTTTTATTATCGAAACACTGTTTTTAAAATTTATATCTGACTCAGGTGTTCCGATTAAAAATGTAATCATTGCACTCAATATGTTAGCCTTTTCTTTAACTGCATCTTTTTCAAGTAGTTCTCTATTGTTTTCAAACCAGGTTGCAATTTCTTGATACACTGTATTTTTATAAGCTGTTGGTAAATTACTCGGGGATGCATAGCTTGGATCGTAGATATAATTTATGTGAGGAAAGTTTAAAATATTCTTTCCTTCCAACCTCACAATATAATCTAACAATTCTGTAAATTTATGTGTATTAAAAATAGAAAACACAGTGTGAAACTCGATACCAATATTTTCGTTTTCATTCGAATATTGAACTATGCTATCAATATTATCTTTAACAATGTTCCATTTTCCAGGATATCTAATATATTCGTACATATCAGCAACAGCATCAATACTTACTTTAATAGTCATAGTCTTAAAATGGCTCCAGATGTCAAACCATTTTGACGGTGTCACAGTTAAATTTGTATGTATAGATAAGTCAACCTGTTTAGATAAACCTGAACTAATTAGTTCTTTACAAAATGTATAAAAATCGTTGTTGATTAATGGTTCACCACCGGTTACTAATATCTGCACTAATCCGTCAGTCTTTACTAGGTCAAGGATATGTTTAATTTGATCATAGTTCCATTGAGCTTTATAATCACTTTCTTTTTCACCCCATGGTTTAATGTTGAGGAATTTAAATTCTTTTATTAGTTGATCGCTAGCTCCCGGGGTACACATCTTGCATTGTAGATTACACTTATTCGACCAACTTAAATCTAAGTAATTTACATCAACAGATTCTAACTTGCCCGTATGCATTTCAGTGTTTGTTATAATATCTTCAATCGGCCATCTCTTTACAAACCAATTTCTAACACTTTCACCCCCATTGTCCTCAACATTATAACAATGCTGGCACTCGGCCACCCGCTCGCCGTCTATCATTTTCTTTCTTATATTTTTTAATTGATCAATATTGTAAAATTCAATCAAACTTGTTATCTCATTTATTTTTACAAACTTGCCATCTTTCTTTAATCTTCCTGCATTAGTAGAATTACAACAAAGACGCATATTGCCATCAGTGTGTGTAGAAAAATGATTCCATGCTAACGGGCAATATGTCTTAGTCATGTTTAAAAGCATCTTTCAAGTCTGGAATATAATCGCCGATTGAAATTCCTCTATGGTCATCAAGTATTTTAATTCTATGTTTGAATACCTTAAACAGTTTCGGATTGTCAGGCTTGGTTAATTCATTTAATAACAAGTGTATCTTTCCATCTAGTCCGGGAAAATCTTTAATGACTTGACTATTTTCTAGATATGCTGTTAATCTCTGTGTAGCTAAATCTTTCAGAGACTGTGGTAACATTGATATTTGTTGTTCCATCGGAAACATAATTAAGTTGATGTTATATGGCCACTCTTTAAAGTATGGATGCACTTTGGCCTGTTCTTCTATAAAATATAATAGGCTATCTAAGTTAACAATGTTCAATGAGCTAACGGTGATATTATTCAATATCTTAACATTGCTGTGTTTCATATAACTCTTTGCTTCAATGTAATTCTTTGATACCTGGCGCCATTTACTAGGATATCTAGCATAATCGTTGACTTTATCAAACCCGTCAATACTGGCAATGAGTTCAAACTTTTTAAACTTAGGCATTAACTCTAAAAAGTTTTTATTTAGGTTTGTAAAGTTACTGGACAAAAATACAGTAATATTTTTAGCATGATCATTGTCTACAACATATTGCAGTGCCTTTAACACAAATGGCATAATTGTAGGTTCACCACCGGCAAAACTTAATACTTCTAGTCCAGGTGCTAATTTTGTAAAACTTTCCCATATTTCTTCATTATCAGACCAATCGGGATGTTCGACATCTTTCCATGTTTTATTATGTTCAGTGATTCCAAACACACTGGAAATTTCAATAAATCTTCCATCTAATACTTTGATGCCACCAAATTTATTATTAAGTTCACCTAACTCTTTAGCAATCTGACTACTGTCGTAACTGTTGCACATGACACATTTAAGGTTGCACAAATTACTAGGCTTTAATTCTAAATATGTTGGTTGGTGTAACACTTCGTAACTGTTGTTTATGCTGTTGGCAACTATCTCTAATGTTTTTCGATTATTTTTATAATCTTCAATTGACCGTGTACGCATACTAACGTCGCCGTCTCGAATGCAACGCCTGCAAGCATCAGGAGTATCTCCTGTATGTAATTTTTTTCTTAAATCAACAAGGTGTTCGCTGTTCCACGCATCACTAAAATTATCCCCGGATAAAATGCTAATGATATCTCCGTTCGGGTGTGTCATTGTTCCTACATAATTACAACACGGTTTAAGGTGGCCAGCGGGATTAGAACTTAGTTGTGTAAAAGGATAAAAACAAAATGTCTCACTTTCAATAATTTCTGTTCTTAATTGATCAATCTTGTCCATATTCATTATTCCTTGTTGCTTCTAACACTAATTTCATTTCTGGTATGATTTCATAAGTATTCTCACCTCTTAACTTATCCAATTGTTCCGTCACTGTTACAAATTTCTTTGCTGATGTTAAATCAAATGGTTTTTTTAATTCATGTATGATATGTGTTAAAAGATGATCTATGCTTGTATTATATGTTTCGTTGTGCTCTTTGACAAAAGTTTCTAATTTAATTACAGTCTCTGCACGATAATCATCGGGTAGAATACTAACATGATAATGTGAAGGATGTTCTAACAAATTGATGAAGAAATTATTGTAATTAATAAATTTGGTTTTAGGATGTTGACGTATAACTCCTATTGAAATCAAATGTTTAATAATTTCAGGAAATCTGCCAACATTCCAAGCACCTACAGTAATACCCGGGCGTATGATAGCATTATCTAATGTCATCAATTCTTTTAGATTTGACTCAACCTTAGACCATACAGTGCCGGCTCGAATGAGTTCTGCACGTTCTCCAACTTCATCGATACTGGGCCATATTTCTAATTTGCCAAAGTTCCATCGCCGCCAGTAGTCAATAACATTTTTCTTATTATAAGATAACACTGATGCATTTGTGTTATATGATAGTTTAACATCAAATCGTTGTTTTTCTACCAACATTTCTAAAATTTGCCAGTGTTCAGGCATGAGTAGAGGTTCGCCTCCAGCAAAGTAAATTCTTTCCACATGGTTAATTTGATCTTTTAGAAAATCAAAGTTATTCTTATCATCTACTGATTCGATGCTCCATATTTTTTCTTGATCAGTGAGGCCTAATTTTTTAGCATCCGGCACCCATGCTGAACTGTAACGTGGTCCGCAACTACGACATTTAAAATTGCAAAGATTACTAAAACGGAAATCCCAATACTTCAACTCCATAGTAGTGCATGTTCCGTCTGCTAGTGTAATTTCTGGAATTTTTTTTACTACCTCTGGAAAGTCTCTATTGTGATAGAAACGACCACTTTCACCAGTGACCCGTTCTCTATCAAAACATTTACGGCATATTTCGGGCTCTTTGCCCCCTATCATATCTTTTCTTAAAGATTTCATATTGCCGCTGTTCCAAATTTCTTCAATGCTCTGATGTGTTAGATCACCAGCAAAATAATTATGTACAGAGGTTAGGCAACACGGAATTACTTTTCCACTAGGTTCAAATGCAAGATGCATCCAGGGCACTGCACATATTGTGGTTGTATTTGTTGCAACTGCAACTACATCTTCTTTTTTGACAATTTTAATAGGTTTGTAATCGAAGGCAGTTATTTTTTTTGAGTTGAACATTGTGAGTAACCAGGACCTGTTATTTATTTGTTGTAATGTTGGTGTATTTTTATTTGCATCAAAGAACTCTTTAGCAGAATGTACAGCAGATAATGCATAATTACCGAACGGCCTATCTACTCCCAGAGTCTCCCATGCTGCCAATCTATCAATAGCTTCAGCATTATCGGGATCTTGTGCAATGGTATTGCATAACTTAATTGTTTCCCTAAATGCACTTCGCCATGTGGCAAACTCGTCTGTGTTAAATGTTGTAATGTTACTGACTTTATCGAAGACTTTTAATTTAGGAACAATAGTCGTCAGTAGGTCTAATGTTTTCCAAACTTTGATTTTGCCAAATGCCCGCTTAGGGAATAATTTAACGCCACCGTAACCATATTCTAAATCATTAACAGGATTCTTACTGTGCCAGACGTATGTACAGTCTCTATCAAATATCTCTGGTTGGTAGTCGAACTGCCAGTCATCGACTAAGTAAGCATCACCGTCGACTACATAGAACATGTCAGTCTTGGATAACTTAGCCGCTGCCTTATGTGCCTCAAAGATACCAGTAACACCATCCACACGTTTGGCATGTGGTGCTTTTTCTAAAACACGCTGCCAATTCTCTTCTGCATTAGATTCATGGTAACTAATAAAGATTACATCCAGTGTTTCGGCAATCAGAGGAGTAACTGTTCCTATTTCTTTAACACCCACAATCTCTGCACTGGGAGTAATTTTCAAAGCCCAAATCTTCTCCCCGTTTATTTCTTTGTCTAGATACCATATATGTTCATAGGCTAGATCGTGCCAAGGAATGTCGTAATCTAAATCAAAACGCATTTCTGGTAGGCTAGGATTTTGTTCAATTTTAAACTCAGGACTAACTGTGCCTAACCATTCCCATTTAGAAGTTTTTTTACGTTTAGGTTCAAACTTAATCAACCAAGTACCTGGTTTTGGACTGTAGTTAGGATCCAGCTCAAGTGCAGTAACGTAATCCAGAAACCAAAATGGCGGATAACATTCGTTGACATCGATGAGTAGTTTAGGAAGATCAGGATTCCATGTAACTCGCATTTCAGGCATAACGTATCCCATGTCTTTCTCGCCTTTAACGTTGGCGCCAGGCACCTCACAAGTAAATGCCCATATTTTATCTTCTAAAGGATTGACTCTAGGATCAATGTACCAAACTAACGTATAGTCAGCATCGTCTTGATTATATACATAACTTTCTATAGGATTAAATTCAAATGTAATAGAACTTGCTATTGCAGAATTCTTTTTCCAGATAGGCGTTTTTGCCCACATGTGATTCTTTGGTACTTCTATTTCATGTGTTTCATATCCAGCATATGGGTGCCACCCATCTTTAAACAGTTTGGCTACCCACTCACCTTTGTATGTCCAAACTAGACATTTTCTTGTTTTAGGCACATCATTTACAAAGTTCAAGACACTAGAATGTCTTGCATAAGGATTTATCACTAAGAATTCAGTATCGCCTTCACCTAAGTTGTATAATTGTTGGTCATAATAAAACTCATCCCCTCCCCAGGGGATTTCTTTGATTAGGTCTGTATTGATTTTGGGGTATTGATCTAGAAGCATTACTACTAATTATCTTAGTAGAGAATGCTTCCGAATCTTTTAGAAACTCTTAGGCAGCGACACAATGCTGGTCAGTACTGTACCCGAATTGTCAAATCCTATAAATTTACGTGTCACTGTTCCATCAAGTATAGCGCCGGAGTCTAACTGGTAATACCTAGGCGGAGTATCAACATTCGAATAATAATGGAATGCTCTAGTTAGATTTTTTAGTGTTGTATCAAAATCACTGTTAAGATCCGATATGTCCCTCAACTGATTTAATGAAACATTAACGTTTCCGTTGCCGTCGTCATTGACAATGAACATAGATCCTACAGAAGATTCTAAACCAAAAGATGTTTCGTAGTCCAATCCTGGTGTACTCTTTACCTTATACAGTGGCAGGCCGTCACTATTTGTGGCGCTACTGAGATGCTGTACAGGTCCAGTAGACGATAACGGGAATCTATATACAGTGGCCCATCCACTATACGGATAGTCTGTAGCTGTGGCAAGATAGCCCAATGTGCTGGTTGCTGTAAAGACTTGACCACCAGCACCATATAAATCTGTGCCATCTCCACCTGTACCTACACCTATGGTAAGAACTTTAACTTGATCAATCTTGTCGTAACTCATTCCTATAACACTGTTATACGGTGCAGCAGGACTTACCCAATAACCCAAGGATTCAAATCTCGAAAGGTCAATAGCTACATTAACTATGTTAGTGACTGTGACTACAGAGTTAATTCCAACACCGCCTTCAGATGCAATAGTTACATTGTTAGTATAGGTTCCGGGTGTGTTGTTTAGCTCTAGCACACGCAATCTTACAGTAAAGGTATTGTTGGCTTTATCAACGATGCTCCATCCTGGGTTGTTGTTTCCAAACGATGTAGTAAAATCTAATAGTACATCTGGCTGATCAATTAGATCATATACGGGCATAATTTCAAAACTTTGACGTACTTGTTCTCCTAGCTGTGTTGCCGTGGTAGTTGCAGTGATGGGACTTACACGCATACTAAAGGTACGTTCTACATTTTGAAATGTAGGTATCTTATAGTTTACAGCATCAAAATCAGAAACAATATTTAAGAAATTAGAATATTGACCTACTTCAGTTCCATAATAAGAGATAATAAAGTTTTGACTGCCGCCCGGAGGGATAACAAAGGAACTGGTAGTATGAAATATTGGAAAGACTCCGTTAGGAAAAGATCGTTTAATACCATTACCATCAGTGTCTCCTACGGTCAAAGGAGTATTTCCGTCATTATGTAGGGTAAGAGTCTGTCGTGTAGCAGTACTGTACCATTTTAACAAATCTGCCCAGTTAGTTGGATTTTGCAAAACAAGATCTGTGGTACTGGTCGAAGCTGGTGGAAATACAAAGGTAGGAACGGGATTAGGTGTTACTCGTAATATCTTTGTTTGAGTAACAGCCGTAGGTGCCCTCTTAACTGGTTCCCATAGATATTTCAGTGTCTCTAATGTTGGAACTGGGCCTTTAACAGCGCCACCAGATATTCTAAATCCGAGTGAACTGGTAATTCTTAGATTAGTATCAAAATTATTTGCCATGACTTATTTGTTTTTCCTATATAAGGATATCCACGATTTTCTTGCATATCTTTTACTTACAACAGCACCAGTTACAGTCATTGCCGCTAACCAAACAACACTATTTGGTATAGATAATTTATTAAATCTGTTACCGCGTAACATATTTGTAGCATTAGTAAATGACCATTCTACATATTTAGATGTCCACCTTGTTCCGTTTTTAAACAATAAAGGAAGAATGATTTTTGATCCAATAACCTGATAACCGCGTCGAAATGTTTCACCTAACATTGTATCATGTAAAGCATTTTCGCACCACTTTACTAATTCCATTTTTTCAGATAAAGACCAAGTGCCAGCGGTAGTCAACGCTGTTGCTACTACGCAAGCACCGGCGCTGCCGCTGCCGCTGCCGCTGGCCGAGCAACTACTACTGTTGCTGTCAGCACAAGAAACACCACCGCCACCACCGCCGTCACCTGTAGGTGTGTAAGGAACTTCTGGGTCTGGCTGCGATGTTCCAGAAATACGCACTGTTGTGGTCTCTGATGTAGTAGTTGAACTAGCGTCCGGGTACTGACCAGACACTGTTAAAACACTGAGATAGTCACCTGTGACCAGTGTGGCCGAAGTATGGAATGTGGTAAATTCAGAACTGTATGTACGTGGGGGCAACACCAACGGACTAGCCAGGGTAATGGGCGTTGTGGTAATGTCACTGCCCTCTCCAAATACTGTGAGATTCGCGTGTTGCAGTATCTTAGTGTTGTCAATTGTAAAAGAGAATGTGGTAACAGTGATGGTGTTTGCACTGTTGTTGTATAGTTTAAAGTTTCCCGCTGCCATATATGTTGTTCTCTTTTATAGTACGATGTTCTCAAAATGGGTCTTGGGCGTGATGATAAAGCCAGGAGCCGTGGTATCTGTATAGGTTATGGTAAATTCCACACCCTTGCCGGTGTTAACGTCCTTTTGTGCTACCATGCTGATCTGCAGGGTACCACTGGTCCAGTAGGTACTGGTAGTGGGCCAGGCTGTGTCGCGCCACTGTGTTCTGGTATATTTCCAGTTCTGGGTATCCTGTATATAGAGTATAAATGCAGCCCACTCCTGATCTAGATCGTTGACCCCCGTGGTGTCATCGTAGAAACTGCTCCAAACAAACTCACCCCCAGTGTTAAAGAAATAGTGACCTAGCAGGCTAGTAGTCCAACTGGCCGTGACCACATGGCTGATTTCCCCAACCCATGATGTAGTTGTACTGGTACTAACACCCCCTCTATAAGGGCTTGTGGTCACAGCGCCTGTGCGATCTATAGTATTACCACCATCTGAGAAGTACTGGCTAGGATGGCAAGTGTACCGACGCACATCGTCCAAGAGCCAAAGAGCTCTGTAGTGTAGATCATTATGTGTGGCTGTGGAGACCAGGGTAGTGCCTGTTGTGGGGCCCACTGTTGATGTAGTGACGTTTAGTACGTGAAGATGTATTTGATTAATGTCAGCAATCAAGTTATGCCAACCCTGGGCTGTGACCCTGTTGCGATTGGTCACGGGCACACTGTTCAGCCAGGTCAACCCATAGCCATCTATGCCCGTGCCCAGAATTTCTTCCACATTGTTGTAGATGGTGTTGTAGTCGTCGATCTGGATTAGAGTCAATGGACTGGAATATAGTGGATAGGTCATAATGATGTTACAATAGTGTGATATTTATCCTTGATCTCGACATTGACAAATCAGCTTAGATTAAATACTAACATTATGAAACGATACAAACATTCAGGTACCATGGGCGACATCATATATGCTCTGCCCATAATGCGTCACTTTGGCGGTGGAGAATTTTATCTACACCTCAATCAAGTTGACTGGATAGGTCAACACTACTACGGTAGCCCCCCAAACCCATTCCATCAGGGTCGCATGACCCCAAAAGATCTAGACTTCATGCAGAGCTTTTTCCTGGCCCAGGACTACATCACACGCTGTGATGCACTGGATCCCAAAGAGGAAATCACGCACAATTTGGATCTATTCAGACCCTTGTTCGTGGGTCACCCGGGCAACTATGTGGACTGCTACGCAGAAGCATTCAAGATCCGAGAGCCGGGTCTGCGCACAATTTTACGCAATCAACCCTGGCTCACCGTGCCCAAGCCCACGCCCATTGCGGAAATAGTGGTCAACAGGTCCGCTCGTTGGAACAGTCCCGACAGTCTAACAGGTTGGACAGCCATTCGTGATCAAGCAGAAGATCGAGCTGTGTTTGTGGGTCTACCCGAAGAGCATCAAGAGTTCTGTAAGTTTGCCAACTGGGCCATACCCTATCATCCCACAGAGACCCTACTGGAGTTGGCTGAAGTCATTGCGGGTGCGGATCAGTTCGTGGGCAATCAAAGCCTAGGTTTGAGTCTGGCCATAGGACTGGGAGCGGACTGGGCCTGTGAACTACGCAGAGATCTACCACAGGAACGCAATGAATGCTGGTTCCCGGATCATCCCCGCGGCGAATACTTTTAATCAACAATATGACAGCAAAATCTCCACGTAGACCCAAACTGGGCATAGTACAATCAAGAGGTCTAGGCGACATAGTGATAGCTCTGCCCATAGCTAAATTTTATCACGATCAAGGCTGGGATATTCTGTGGCCCATATGTACAGAATTCATCTCGCACTTTGAACACACAGTACCCTGGATCAAATGGATTCCAGTGCAGACAGACCCGGGCAGTTTCTTCTACGACCAACCCATGAAGGCCCTGAAGAACTTTCATTGTGACGAGATCATCCCCCTGTATCAAGCACTGACGGGCCATAAATTCCACGAAGAACTGTACTTTCAACAGACCAAGTTTGATCAATACAAGTACATCAAAGCGGGCGTACCATTCTTAAACAAGTGGAAACTTAGCGAGTGTATTCAGCGTGATGCACAAAGAGAACAACGTCTATATGACAAGATCATTACCAATGAAAAATACGCAGTAGTACATCTAGAAGGCAGCGATCACACGGCCAACTTCGATCCCAGTATAATACCCAGCGACTGGCAAACAGTGTATATCAAAGCGGAAACTGACAGCATCTTCGACTGGCTAAAGATCATAGAAGGCGCAGAAAGTCTAGTAATGGTCGACAGTGTGTATAGTAATCTAGTTGATCAATTAAAGATCAAAACGGACAAATACTTTATACCAAGAAGTCATGTGGGACTAACACCTGTACACGGTATGGACTGGACATGGATTAAGTTCTAAACACACAGTATATATACACTACACTGTATACACCCAAATACCCCGCTACAGCCTAATACGTTATAGCGGGATTCTTATATATACACATAGTCAAATACCCCGCTGTAGGTCTATTGGGGATTAGTCATACAGCGTATATACACATAGTCAAATACCCCGCTATAAGAGGCCCCTCACACAGTAAAGAGAACTCAAACTTCTACAATGATTGGCGGTGGGAGAACCTGAGAGAACCTGAGGAAGAACGGTGAAAACCATTTTACGATAACCTCTCTTCACCATGGCCCCACCACAGCCCGCACCCTAGAAATCACGGTGAATCCACAGCCAAACCACAGCATCTTATGCTGGAAAAGTGGCATTTTCGCCACAGAAATGCTGGAAATACACCGGTTATTAGCAGGGTTTTTCAGCCCCACAGTTGCCCAAACTAGCTAATGATGTTATACTATACGCATACAGTAGAGAAAACCGTAACTGTATAGGTAGTGTATGAGCTTAACCACAGTCGCTTACCGGATGGGAGTGGGGACCAAGTACATGAGCAGAAGTCCTAGACCTGTGTACTATACAGTGAAAGACCGGCCGGAATGTGGTAAGCGGCAAAGTCTAGCTCATTGAGCAGGAACAAGGTCTGCGGGCCCGTATAATGACACTTGCGTATATACGGGATATATAATGACTATACTGGTATATTGGAGTATTATCTCACTATATACAGTATAGTCTATTATGTAGATAATCAATAACTGATTATCTGGATTATCTTTTAAACAAACTCAATATTATCTGTACGCATAGTTTGTTTTGCAGTAGAGATAATACGCTCTTTATCTTTTTGTATAGTTTCCCAAACAAAATCTCCGCTAACAAAATCGCATTTAGCACGAGTGGGAAACTTCCAAGCACCTTTATCTGTTTGTTCTGTAACATTAAAAGCGCAGATAATAGTATATACTTCTTTTTCTTTATTATATACAATTTTAGCTTTTGCAGTGTTTGCAGTGTATACTTTTGACATGTGCTTCCTTTGTTGTTTAAGTATGTATTATAGCATCTTTTGGAGTGCCTGTCTTGTTGTATTTTGAACACAGATCATTTGGAGGGTCTTTGGTTGACTGATTGGTAAAACCTTGCTATAATACACTATGACGACACAAACAGTAACCCGTAAGAAGCGTGTAGACCGCAATCATATCATCTATGAGCTTGTGGTCAACGGCAAGAACTACATTGGCGTCACAGCTAAGACAGAGAGCACTGTGAACAAGAGTGTTTTGAGTCGTGCCGCTAAACACTTCTATCGTGCCAAGACTGAGACTAAGAACTGGCTGCTCTGTGCTGAGTTGCGCACACTGAGCGACAAGAGCGAGATTGAAGTATACGTGCATGAAGTTATACGAGGCAAGGCAGAAGCCCACAAGCGTGAAGTAGAGATCCGCAGAATGGTTAAGCCTGTTTTAAATACAGACGTTCGTGGGGACTAAGTGTCACTTCAAGTAACACTTGACAAGTTGGTAAAACCGTGTTATAATTGACACTTACACACTAAGGAGCAATGATGAGTTATACACTATACATCTACAAAGCAGATCGTCGTACAAAGACCGGAGAGCGCTTGTTCTCTACTACAGTTTGGCCCGTAGCGGATGACAATGCCATGCGCCGCACTGTAGCGGACTTGTTCCATTTGTACAGGCCAGAAGACGGCTTCCGCTTCGACTGGACTCCCAGCATGAAGACTGTTAAGAACTTGATGACTGGGGCAATGGTTGAGATCGCACACGACACTCCCCGCAGTTGCGATCCGTCAAGCGAACTCTACTGGAGCATGTGATGAAGAACGAAATTGAACGTTTGAACTTTGTGATCTGGGCCAAGGATCGATTCCCGGGCTTTACCACCAATCACGAACAATGGACCAAGGCCAATCGGGCATGGCGGGCTGTGGCTCGCAAAAACCCAATGGTTGACAAGGTTATCGGTTTTACCGTATAATATACACTTACACACAAAGGAGCTGATATGTCCGTTCAATCTATCAACAATGAGATTCTTGCAGGCAACTTCACTAACGATCAACTGACCAGCATCATCGACGCTGTGAAATTTGCCCGAGCACGCCTTGCAGAGAAGACCAAACGCTCTGTCACGCTGGGCAGTGCTGTGAAGTTCACTAGCACTAAAACAGGCATCACTATGCAGGGTGTCGTAGACAAGATCGCGATCAAATACGTAACAGTTCGTACTAACCAGGGCCTGTGGAGGGTGCCTGCAAATATGTTAGAAACCGCTTGACACTTTGGTAAAACCGTGTTATAATACATACTTGTTTAACAGGAGAAGACGATGACTGTAGTGTATAAAGCAGGTGAGCAGACCTTTAAGGCCGTTGAGTTGTTGTTTGGCAAGCGCGAACTGGTCAATGCCGTTGTAGAGCAAGTACTGATCAGCCAGACAGAAGCTTTCATTGAGATGATCATGGACGGGCAAGAGGACATGTCGCGCAATGGGATCAACGAAACCCTGCGTGGCGTTAAAGACAGCGCCACTGACTTCATTGGCGATATGATGGGCGACCTCGAAAGCATGATCAGAGAGCGTCTCAAGCAGGTCAACTACGGCGCGGCTGTGACGGGTATTAAGTACGATCTCGCTGGCGACGTTACAGATATTGAGGTCGATGTGTCTGTGGGCGTTGAATAACCCTTCGGTTGACAGGGTTGGTAAAACCTGTTATAATACATACATCGCAACAAGGAGCTGATATGCGCAAGTACACTACGAAGCTGTTAGAGATGATGGATGAGGGTTTGATCTCAGCAGAAGCTGTGGCAGAGATGGCATTGGCCTACATGAGCGAGGACGATGTTAAAGACATGTGCCGTGCTAACGACATCCTGGACGAAGAGGATGAGGACACCATTGTTGAAGAAGACGAGGAGTGGACTCCCGACAATGCAGACTTCTGCGATCCCGGCTCACGTCACCACTATTGAAAGGCAACTATGCGATACTACGATGAACTGGCAACTTACGAGCGCGATGGCTTTACTGTGATCGTAGACAAGAGCTACGAAGACCTGAACCCACGTGATTGCTTTGACTTTGATAGTGAAGAAGAAGTTAGCAAGATGTGTAAAGACATCGACAATGGCAACTTGGATTGGTTCATGTTGCGAGTGCGTGTAATGGTTGACAGCCTTGAGATGGGTTCGCACTACCTGGGCGGATGTCTGTACAAGGATGCTCGCGAAGTACTGACAGACGGCACCGCAGAGGACTGCATCGGCGAAGCACTGCACGAAGCCAAACGCGAAGTCTACAAGTACAAACAAAAATTCGCTGAGTTGAGCGACATGGTTGATCGTGAAGGTGTTGATGTTTAATAAGAATGAAGTACTACAGTGGGTGGGTGCCGTGGCGATCATTGCCGGGCACGTACTCAACGCAATAGGTCCCAGTGTCTATCCTTACAATATTATCGCGTTCGCTGTGGGCACTGTAGCGTTCTTGGCATGGGCTATCCGTGTGGCAAATAAGCCACAGGCTGTGGTCAACGTTGTATCATTAGCCATAGGCATTGTAGGGTTATACAAAGCATTTGGTTGACAAGTTGGTAAAACCTTGCTATAATAAGGCATAGTAAGAAATAAACAGGGTTACCTAGTCCGTTAGGGCCCACAGCAAGCGAAGAGTTCCGACGGGGACAGGTTGCTGTGGGGCATGAAGGCAGTTGTAAACGAAAGTTTACACGAGTTGCTGACGGGGAACTAGGGCGTAATGTTTGGCACACCGAACGTTAGAGACGGACTAACGGGTAGTTGACAATCCCCTGTTTTCTTGCTATAATACACACTTACACACTAAGGAGCAAAGATGAAAGCACTAGAGAAGTTTATCGAGCAGAAGAATCACTGGAACAGTTTCTTCAAAGGCGAGCAATACGAGATCCAGAGTGCCAAGGGTCGCCAGCGTATCGCAGACATGATCGATGCCGCATTGAGTCCGGAGAACTTGACCTGTGATGGCGAACTGAGCCGCACAGAAGTCAATCGTCGCTACAAGGAACTGATGACTGCGGCAAAGCAGTTGAAGAAGTTGGACCCGGCTGTTTCTTTTTACGAGTGGGAAGAGGAGATCATCTAATGAAAGCAATGGTTACAACTGTTCTCCGTCAGGAGATTGAAGTGCCCGAGGGCACGGATCGTCAAAGTGTGCTGGAGTTTCTGGCAGAGAACCAAAGCTTCACAGATGCGTTCTGTGGTGTTAGCGATATGACACAACGGTTCCGCATTGTTGATATCAGTGTGGTGGAAGAAGAGATTACTGAACTTGGCGAGGAGAGCTACGATGCCTAATTGGTGTTCAAACGGTATTACACTGCGTCACGCAGACCCCCAAATGATCCAGCGGGCCGCCAAGGCTCTGCAAGAGGGCAAGTTCCTGCAGGAGTTCATTCCTTGCCCTGCCGAACTGCTGGACACTGTGGCTCAGATGGGCACCAACGATGCTGAAAAAGCTAACCGAGAGAAGTACGGATACAGTTCCTGGTATGACTTCAATGTGGCCAACTGGGGCACCAAGTGGGATGTAGAGTCTAGCAATGTAGAGATCGAGGATGCTAACACTGTCACAGCTGGCTTCGACAGTGCCTGGGCACCACCCATCCGTGCATATGAGCAGTTGATGGACTTGGGCTTTGATCTAGTGGCCTTCTACTACGAGCCTGGCATGCAGTTTGTGGGCAAGTGGGACAACGGTAGTGACGACTGCTGTGAGTACGGTGGCGCAACTGCTGACACGGTGCGTGACATGATCGGCGAGGAGTTAGACGACTACTTCTGCATCAGCGAGAGTATGGCTGACTGGGAAGAAGAGAACCAAGAGGATCAAGAATAACCCTACAGCCCCCAGGGGCTTTGGTTGCTCGTTTTACAAAACAGTGTTATAATACACACATGTTAAAACAAACAGGAACCAAAATGTTAAAAATGTATACACTGCAACGCAATAACACTTATCTAATTGCAGGAAAATTTGTGCCGCTAGCAGTAGCACAAAAAAATAAAGCAAGCATGTACAAATATAAAACTATGCTCGCACATGCAACACAAAGCATTAAGCAAGCAGGAGACACTGTAGCAGTGTTTACTTTATAACCCTACAGCACATAGGGTCTTTGGTTGCCCTGTGTACCTTTTTGCGTTATAATACACACATGTTAAACGAAAAGGAAATTAAAATGCAAACATACACTACACTGCACACAAACGGACTCGGCTACTGGAGCCGCACAGCTAAAGCTGTAGACGTTACGAAACTAGACTTGCAGTTCATTAACGACGAGAGAGACTTCGGCGAGCTGTGTGTGTACTTTACAGCAGACAGCTGGGACGTTAACACAATGGGACTAATTTACACAGACAAGCAGTTTAAAGCAGAACTGCGTGAGTACTTGGTTACGTTGGGCTTTACGCAAGCAGAAGCAAACGACGTGGAGTACAGCGAGCAGGGTATGCAGGGCGACAATTACGTGTCGTGCGATGTAGGAGATAAGTTTATTGCGGGCTTAATGCGTTTGGACCCCCAGCATGTTAACGCTGTGATTGCGGAGTGCGAGGGCATTTAATAGTACAGTAAAGTGGAAGGGCATTGTTGACAGCAGTGCCCTTTTGCGTTATAATACACACATACACTAAACAGGAGCAGACATGAAGCGTACAGATGTTGAAGAGCTGTTGGGAAAGATGGAACAGTTTGCGGACTTCCTGTTTGCACAGGGCAAGAACTGTGCAGGCAATGAGCTGTTGGGCTTTATTGAGACCGCAGATGCTGTGTTAGAGGACTGCGAGTTGGAGGCGGAATGATTACAGCGGACAAACTCAAACTCCTCACCAACATGCCAGCAGTTATGCTAGAGCAGGCACTGCCCGTCAAAGGCCGACCCAAACTCAAGACAGCCCGCTTCCTGGGCATCACCAACGGGCACGAGTTCTGCTACCTTGTGACAGACACTGATGACGGTGCGGGCAAACTGTTCCTCAAGTATGACCCTACAGCGGATAAGGTTTCTGCTACGCTGGCTTGACAAGTTGGCAAAATCTTGTTATAATACATACATCGCAACAAGGAGTAGACATGCTTACAGTCAATCAAACTACCCGCTCTTACACTGGCAAGCCCGGCTGCATGTGCGGATGCAATGGCACTTACAACGAGGGCGAACGTGCTCGTAAGATGGCTATAACTGCTCTGCTTAAAAACCCTGCTGTGCGCTACGACAGCTGGAACGATGGGCAAGAGGGCGCTGTGTTTGTTGTTACAGCTACCCGCAATCGTGTACTTTATCTTACAGCAGAGGGCGTGAAAGCTGTTGAAGCTATGGGCGTAAAGCCCGAGTAAGCTGTAGGGTCTTTGGTTGACAGGGTAGCCAAACAGTGTTATAATACACACATACACAACAAAGGAGCTGATATGAATATGTCTTACTGCATGTTTGAGAACACAATGAATGATCTGCGTCACTGCGTGGAAGCAATGGACAATGCGGACTCTATGAGCGAGCTGGACTTGAGCCGCACTGAGAAAGCAGCTTATGAGTATATGCGCGAGCTGTGCCAAAACTTCCTGGACTGTGCAGAGCGCCTGGAGCAAGAGGAAGCTGACGGACAGCCCGACGAAGCGCAAGAGTGGGCAGACTTTGATCCCGATTGCTGAAATGTCAACCCCTGCCATTAGACCCTGCAACACGCCTGGGTACTTCGCAGGGGTTGACAGTTTGGTAAAACCTTGCTATAATTAACACTTACACAAACACACTGGAGCACACAATGGGTACACGAAGCACTATCGCACTTGAGTTTGCAGATGGCACAGTACAGCAAGTCTACTGTCACTGGGACGGCTACCTGGCACACAACGGCCAGCTCTTGCTCAAGCACTACAGCGATCCGTTCAAACTGCGTGACTTGATTGACTTGGGCGGTTTCTCAAGCCTGTGCGACTCTGTTGAGGAAACTAAACAGGGTGCCTACACACAACGCGGTGAAGAGTTGTCGATTGAGAAATACAAAGACATTGAGGACTATTACAAAAATGTCAGCGGCGAGGAGTACGACTACATCCTCAGCATGAACTGGAAAGGCAAGGCTCAGTGGTATGTTCGTCACTACGGCACACAAGAGAATTGGATTCCGTTAGAACTGGCATTTGAACAAGAGAAGCAAGAGGAGGAAATGGAATGAGCAAGATCGCTGAACTGGCATACGACATTGAGCAACTGTACATCGATGGCATGAGTGCCAGAATGATTGCACTGACATTGGATTGCCCCGTGGAGATGGTCTACGGTTGGATTGAAGGCAACAGTGTTGCTGATACGCCACAAGAGGAGGAAGTCTATTCGCCATATTTTGGTTGACAGTTCCTCCAAAAGAGGTTATAATTAATACATGGACAGCGCGGTGCTGTTCGTACACACAGACAAACACAAAGGAAATTTTATGTCTAAATCTTTTACCCATGCTGGCGTTTCTAAACAAGATGGCCAATTCAAAGTTCGTTTTGCCAATGACGCACTGCGTACCAAGGTGCTGATCAAGAACGGTCATACCGATATTGATATCATCGAGCTGAAACACGCTATGACCAAAGAGGACGCTGTTGCTTATCTCATGGAGATCGACTTTGCCACTACCAACGGCAAGACCAATGCTGATGTGTTGGCTGCACTGGCTGCTGAGATCGACAAGCGTAGCGAAGTGCCTGCTAAAGAGGCTAAGGTTGCCAAAGCTGCAAAGGCCAAGCCTACTATGAAGGCTATCGAAGCCAAGGTGGCTGCTAAGAAGGCAGAAGCCAAACCCACTCCTACTAAAGCCCAAGTGATTGCCCAGCTGGCTGACATGGAAGACGCCCCTTACTAAGAATAACCCCTGCAGTGTGCGTAGAGGCAATGTCAATAAGTCCTCTTCGATAACATGTATAACGGGGTATTCAGAGAGAACACTATGAGTAGATTAGATTATATTGGTCGTCCTTGGACGGCATTCGATCCGGAGAACAAGCAACACCGCAAATGGTTTGCAGAGTTCCAAAGGTCCGGTACTTGGGGTCGTTGCCCTGTTCGATTCATTGTTTCGGATCAGCACGGGGATTTGATTACCCTTATCCAGCGTAAACTGATCGGACATTATGTCGATCGTGAATTTGGCAAAATTAGTGCTTGATTTACCAGTCAGTCTTCTCTATAATAGATAATAACTGCACAGCAGTATCTAACAAGGAAGACAAAATGAAAACGATTAATCCAGAAACCAAAGCCGGGAAACTATTCACAGCATTGAAAGCAGGCGAGGCATTGACTCCTGCACAGGCTGCAAAGCGTTTCGGTATCAAGAATGTCACAGCTGAAGTCAGCCGTATTCGTCAAAGCGGTTTCGCAGTGTATGCAAACAACCGCAAAGCCGGTAACGGTGTTGAAGTGACCGAGTATGTTATGGGTCAACCAAGCCGCAAGATCATTGCCGCAGGTTACAAGGCTATGGCTCTCGGCCTTGCGTAAGTAGAGAGTTCGCTCCGAAGTCCTGGGGGTAGTGTCCCAGGCAAACCCCCGAGCCCTGCCACGCTGTGAAGCTGTTGCGGGGCTCACCTTTTGTGGCAAAAATACAACACCAAAAGAGGTTGACAGAGTGGTAAAACCTTGCTATAATACATACATGAACTTAAACAATGTCGACGAAGAATGGTTCCGCAGAGATCGAAGCTTTCGTATCATAGGCAATGATCAAGTAGGCTATCATGTCCGAGCCTGTGGAAACCATCGTGTTCTCAGCGATAGAGAAGAGCCCTTAAAGACCCTACAAGACGCAAGGAATTGGTTGACAGAATACTATCCCGGTGTTATAATACATACATCGCAACAAGGAGCAGTCAATGAGCTACATTGTTTTCAAACACAACAAGGAATACGGTCCACGCAAAGGACTTGAAGGACCCTTCCACTATCCCAATGGCCGTGTTGCCTACTACGATCCTAAGGAAGGCCGCTACTGGGATCCACGGACTGACTTCTACCTCGAGACTGAGGAAGCCGCTGAACTCCAGAACTCGATCTTCGGAGTGCTGAAACGTGCTTAAGATACATCCAGACCTTAACCCACTAGAGGTCATCCTAGTCGAAGAGGACATGGCCCGCAAGGGAATCACACACTACACAATGACTCCGGGCAATGACTGCATCTGGGTCTACTACGGTTCTATGAACCTTTACTACATCTTCAACGAGGGTAAGATACATGACATCCAAATCGATTAAAGTCTATCAGGAAACCACACAGTGGACAGACAGCAACGCCGGTAACCATGTCTACATCTTCAACGAGCGGGTTACAGGTCGAAGTGCCACAGCTATTGCCTACATACCTGCGGGCACAGATCAGGTAAAGAAGTTCCGTACACCGCTCAAGCTGGATCTCAAAGGGCGAACATTTAAAGAGTTGACTTGATAAATAATTGACTGTATAATAGAACTATGAAACGAATCCTTACTTCAATCGCACTGATCGCATCCTTGGGCACTGCACAGGCAGCTGGTCCAGAGGATGTCTTGCTGGGTATCATCCTAGGCGGATTCATAGGCAATTCAATGGCTAAACAACAGCCCGTTCAGCCTCCTGTAATCGTTCAACAACCTCCTGTGATCTACCAACCACAACCGCAGATCATCTACCAACCCTTGCCCCCACAGCCGGTATGCTACCATACTCCGGTCTATAACGGCTATGGTCAGTTCTTTGGCTGGCGCACTCACTGTAGATAAAGATTCCTGGCCATAGTTCAATGGACAGAACATCTGCCTTCTAAGCAGTCAATCCAGGTTCGATTCCTGGTGGCCGGACCAAATAACCCTGCACTTGACAGGGTTTCTTTTTGATGTTATAATACATACATCGCAACAAGGAGCACACAATGGCTAAACTGTTAATCACTACACAATACTACGAGAACTACGGTGCCCATGATTGGGACGGCAAGAACGAGTGCCCACAGTACTGGAAAGCCAAGGGCGGTTCGGACTACGTGGTCAAGAAGTTCAAAGGTGGCTCTGCCGATGCTACCATGGCGGTCATGTGCCTGCGAGCACAGATTGAGTCAGACAACGATCACTTCCGTGAAACAGTGATCGACTTCCGCATTGTCAAGGACGACTACCTCACAGAGTTTGAGCAGAGCCAGTTGGACTACGAAGGTTCCATCCGTTACCCAGCAAAAGAGTTGGTTTGGTAAAGACCTTAGTGGTTGACAGGGCTTTGAATTCCTGTTACAATACACACATAGACACTAAGGAGCAAAGATGATTAGAGAACACATCGAGATGGACACACGACACGGTGGTCCTTATGATCGCGGCATGGCAGACAGCTATTACCGCAGGGACTACAATCCCCACTACTACCTAGGTGACACCAAAGCCTCAGGGCGTGTCACTCTCAAGGATATGACACCCAATGAGATCGTGGCCTACACCGCAGGCTTCAACGACAACGAAGAACATGGCGACTATAAGGAGTGGATCTAATGCAAGCAATGATCAACCTAGCCATAGTACTGATGCCCGTGATCGTCATGGGTCTTGCAATGATTATCATGGGAGAATTTTAATGAACGATCACGATAAGGGTAACCTAATGTTCTTGTTGAACCTGCCTACCAAACAGCTCAAACAATGGTACACGGAAGTGTCGGAAGACGACCGCCTGTATGCAGAAGAATTGTTGGTGCAGGCCCACTTAATGACCATCGATGCGGCTGTGGCTAAATTGCCACAGTACAAAGAAGCCAAAGAAGTTCTAAAACCCTTTAGGTTGACAGGTCTTTGAAAAGACGTTATAATACATACAAGAAGAAAGAATAAGGTTGCTGAAGTAAAGAGCATTTAAGGACGCTGAGGAACAGTGTTAAAGCCCTAGAGGAACTGGGGCACTTAGGTGGGGCAACGGATATAATAACCCTACAGAGCGTAGGGTGGTTGACAGAGTAGTAAAACGAAGTTATAATACATACACACTAACACAAAAGGGGCGACAGATGGCTAAAAAAGTAAACTATGATGCGTTTAACAGTTTCGACCTTAACGAAGCCTGTGACCATTTTGACTGCGTGGACCAGAAGGCTTGGGCTAAGATCCGCCCGTTCATTGTAGCAGACGGACAGGACTACGAGGCAGTGATGGTAGAAGCGTTCGACTTTGAAGACGTTACAGACAGCGAGCACGAGGCCTTCTGTGCAGGCGTTAAGTATGCCCTAACAAAGATGAACATTGCCTTTGAGAAAGCAGGCGTGGAACTAGAAGTGGCAGAAGTGGACTTGGTAGAGGCATTTGGCTACATGCTAGTGCGGGTTGACGACGAGCCCGAGACCTTTGTTAAGCGAGCCCTTAAGAAGCCCGTTATGATGGTAGAAGGCTGGGTATAACCCTTAGCCCGCAAGGGCTATTGGTTTACACTCTGGTAAATTGGCGTTATAATACAAGCATACACTAACACACTAGGAGCAAAAGATGAAGCTAAACGAGATCGTAGACTACAGGGGCCTTGGCACCATCCAGATGCGACTGGACGAGGATGGTCGTAAGTTCTATTCCTACAAGCACAACTTCTTCAACCAGTACGGCGATGAAGACACCATCAAGGGTGCCAAAGAGATGCTGGAGTGGGAGCACGGTAAGGCCGTAGAGATCCAACAGGCTATCTCAACCTTGACCGCTCGTGGCTACAAAGTCTTTAAAGAAATAGCATAATTGGCCGGAGTGCCAACCCCTGCCACTAGACCCTGCAACTCGCCTGGGTACTTCGCAGGGGTTGACACCGAGGCTTTTCCGTGCTATAATACACACATAAACAAACAAGGACACACAATGACACAGAAATCAATTCCATCAAGCACCGGCGGCGTTATTACCTACACCAAGACTGGTCTGATCCACACCGCAGGCAAAGCCTACTCCGGCAAGATTGCCGCTCAGGAAGCCAAACAAACTAAAGGAAAATGAAATGACTCCTAAACAAACCGCACTGCTCAACATGGGCAAACTCCTGGGCATTGCCCTTATCGCAGGCTTCTGTGCCAACGTAGTGTTCACCTACTTCACCGTAGAACAGATTGGCATTGGCTTCTGCGTAGGCATGATAGTCTATCTGTGCAAGATGGTCTACGACATCGAGCTGGCCAAAGCAGAGCACCTGGATGCCCTGAACAAGTTGAACAAGTAAACAAGGATCGCACTATGCAAACCGTCGCCGCTTTTGTCCTAGCCGTTGCAACTCTAGTTGGCATCAGCTTGATCATGGCCCTGCCCACTATGCTCCTGTGGGACTGGTTGATGCCCGAACTGTTTGGACTGAAGGAAGTCACTCTGTTCCAAGCATGGGGCTTGAACTTCCTCTGCGGCATGTTGTTTAAAAGCCACAACAGCACCAGCAAATAACAGTTGACAAGGTGGTAAAACCTTGTTATAATACATACATCAACAACGCACTAAGGAGCTTTTAAATGAACGCTAAAGACTTTAACCTGGACGCCGTGCAAGACGCAACCAACGAAGCCGCACTGGCTGCTCGCTCAGC